CACCATCCAGCGCCGCGCCTTGCACTTCACGGTCACGGCCGGGATGTTGGTGAACTGCTCAGCGTCAAACTCGATGTAGAGCAGCGCGGTGTTTGGATAGCGCAGCTTGGCGTCGATCACTTCCGTGTAACCGGCGACCAGCATGGTGTCGGCGATTTTGTTGCTGTTCTGGTTCGCGGTCAGGCGGCGCACGCGGATCTGCCAGCCGGTGGTAGCGTGTGGCAGATCGATACGGCGCGAACGTTCGTAACGGGTGGTGGTTTTGCCGTCCACGGCATCCAGCAGCACCTGCTGATAAGCGCCGCCGTCGGTGGCCACGTCAATGGCGTAATCAATGCGGTACCCGCCCACGTTACCATTGTCGTCTTGTCGCTGCAGGGCGGGCCAGGCGAAACGCACGCGCACAGCCGACAGCTGGGTATTGGTGATCGAGCGCACCCATGGAGTGCCGCTGCGCAGTTCAACGTTCAGCGAGGTTTCGTTCTCCACGGACGGAATGCCCGGGATGTAGGTCTGATCTACCGAGCCCGGCCGCCAGTCCCACTTCACGTTGGGGAAGTTGTAGTTGCCGCTGGCATCGCGGATCGGCGTGTTGTCCAGGTGGATGTCGTAATCGGTCGGAGTACCGTCGAACTCGCCCTCGCCCACGGCGATCAACAGTTTGGCCAGGTTGGTGGAGCGCAGGCTGTCGCTGGCTTCGATCGGCGACTTTGGCTTGCTGCTGCCGCCCTTCTCGCCGTGGATATCGATCTGTTGTACTGCGCCCATGCTTTCCTCCAGGCATAAAAAAACCGCCTCTCGGGCGGCCCACTGACTGCGTGCTGACTACGTTTTGTCTTCGGCCAGGATCGAGGCGGAAATGATCATGCCGCCCCACCGGCGCTCGCCGATGCAGATCGGCACGGGGTTGCCACTGGCCGTGGTGTTCTTGGCGCTGCCGAAGGCATAGGACGGGGCGTTTTCAGGTGACGAACTGTACGACAGGCCACTCTGTTGAGGGCTGAGCATTTGGATCACGCCGCCGGCCGTCGATGCAACACCGCCAGCGATAAGCGCCGCCCCTTGGGCGGTGGTAGAACCATAGGCAAAAAAGCCGACGGCAATCATGGCTACCCCAAGAATCGTCTGCATGAGGCCTGCCCGCTTACTGCCGGAAACAATTGGTACAATTCGAATTTCCCTCGTTCCACCCAGGCCAAAGGTGTCTAACGCTTCGTTCTTCCTGTTACGGAAAATGGCAAATCGCATGCCCAGCCGATCAAGCCTTTTAATTTCCTGCTCAAAACCTTCGATGGTCGCTTTCAGAGCCTTGAAGGCCTCCCACACCTGTCGACTATCAATCTGACGTCGATGAGTTCGACCAAACTTAGCGGCAAGGGATCCAGAGAGAAGAATTGTCGTCATAGGGCTGTAGCTGGCAGCTGAAGCAGCCATAATATTTTCCTCCAGGCACAAAAAAGCCCGCCGAAGCGAGCTTGATAAGTGAGTGTCAAATTGCTGTGGGAGAGATGTCGAAATTATCACCAGATAGCGTGATTCTACGTCGCACGGTATCGCCAGCCTTTACATCAAGTTCCCGCTCGACCAAACCCCATCCCCCACATGCGGCGCTAGGCTTCAACCCAAGGATATGCTTGCCGGTTTTCACTCCGAACATAGCAACCTCACCAGAAGCGAATTCAGCAGCCAGCGTCCCGTCGATGTATAACCGGTAGTTGCAGCCAGAACCGTAGAGGCCGCTGTCCCGAGTTACTAAAAGCTGAGCATCGGACTTTTCACTGAAAGCAAATAACCGTCCCTTTGGCACAGGGTCAGCTTTATCTGCTGGCACTGGTGAGGTCACACACCCAGCCAGTACTGCAACGGCCAACGCCCCTACGAACAATTTCATGCAGGTCACTCCTGTGGAAAGGCGGCAATGTAGCATCGGAGGGACAGAAACAAAAAAGCCCAGCGGGTGAGCTGGGCTGCTTATTCAATCTAGCAATCGTAATAGTTGACACCGTTTACAATTCGCGGCTGCTGTATGTAGCCAGTACCTTCGATGGTTCGCATTCCCCTACCACTGTAGCTACCACCAAAGACGCCTCGAATAATTAACGAACCGTCGTTGTGCACAGATCCAGAAATTCGACCGGTGTTTTCGATCGAAACCTCCGAATCAGCTGAGATGCTAACCGAACCTTGGGACTGCCCAAATACCACAACCCTTCCCGCACCAGTAACCGAGATAGATCCTTGATTAATGCCATTTACAATGACTATCGCACCGTCGGTGACTGATAAAGAGCCCTGAAGCGTCCCATTGATGGTAAATGTGCAGCCAGCAATTTCGATTCCGCCACTATGAACACCATAAAGGGTCTCATCGGACGTTACGATCGTATTCGGCACCTTGCGCCCATCAACAATATTATACCCAGCCATTCCGACTCCTTTCAGAGCTTTTTAATAGTGGCCATACCATAGCACTCTAATTCCTCGTGACACAAAGCGCAGCCTTTTGGCCCTGTACGAATCCTCAGTAACGCCGAGCCTCCCACCGAGAGTAGCCTCCTGCTCCTAAAAAAATCTCTTGCAGGGAAACGATATGTCGTCGTTGCTTTTTTTTACGGACGCCAACGAAGTCATTGTCGCAACGGACACCCTTTTACATTATCCCGGCGGGGCCGATCCCGGGCACGTGAGCAAAGCCATTGCCCTTCCTCACATTAAGATGATTATCGCCGCCACTGGCTCGGCTACTCTTTTCAATCGTTGGATCGGCCTGGTGAATGAACAAGGTTTGGCCCTGAATGTAGATGCGGTCGATGCTCATGCTCCCGAGGTTCTTCAATCCCTCTGGCGAGAATTGAATGCTCAGTTCCCCACCCTCCATAAACAAACAGCAACGATCTATCACTTCGGGTTTTCCGACGATACTGGGAAAATTCATGGTTTTGCTTACCGGTCAGTGTCGAACTTCGCGTCCGAAAGGTTGGCATACGGCCTTGGCCTCAAACCGGAACTCATAGACAAGACCGGCATCGATTGGAGCTCATTCCCAAACTGCGCCCCACAAATCATGCAAGCTCAGGAGCTGCAGGAAAGCAGAAAAGCCGAAGGCCGCGTGTACATTGGTGGGACGGTACAAATCAATCAAATGACAAGAGATGGATTTTCTATCTACTCGCTTGGTGACTTGAGCTGAGCATCGCGATGACGCAGCACCAGGCGCGTCCGGTCGAGCCAAGGGCCACCGAACACAATGACCTCCGACGGTCCGCCGTACAGGTGGTGCAACAGGAAAGGACCAGGGCCGAAGGTCGCCGCGTCCTCGCCGGGTAGTGCCGGATCGACGCCGAGAAAGATCCCGGCATGGTTCGGGAAAACTGTCCGCCCCACCTCCATCACGATCATGTCGCCGCGCTGTGGCTGGTCAACCTTGTAGAAGCCGGCGGCCTCGTAGTTTGCTTCGTAAAGGCTGGTACTTTCTTTGCTCTCCCACCAGCCATCGGCACGCTTGAAGGTTTCGAACTCCAGCCCCCACTCCCGCTTGTACCAGTCGGCGCAGACCTGCCAGCAGTCCCACGCCCCGTGCACGAATGGACGCTTCAGCAACGGCACGTCGCCGCTCGGCATGACTGTACGCAGGTCGCCCTCGGGCCAGCTCAAGATGTGCCACGGCAGCGCCGTCGCCTCGCACATGGCCAGGTCGCGCGGCGATGGCCGACTGGTCGCGTCCGGATGCGAATGAACCACGCCGATCACTTCGCCGATATCCTCGGCCGCGGCGTATTCCTCCGGATCGATCCGAAACTCTTCGTTCGGCTCGGAAGCGACATTGCGGCACGGGTAGTACTGCTGTTTGCGTCCGATTGCCAGCAGCAGCCCGCAGCACTCTTTCGGGTACTCGGCGGCGGCGTGCGCCTGGATCGCGATCAAGATGTACTTGCGCATGGTCAGCTCCGGGCGATCAAGGAAACGGCGGGGAAGCCACCGAACGGCAGCGGGTTGCCCTCGCCAAAGCGCGGAATGCAGCCCCGCCCCAGCGTTGCATCACAGGCATCGAGTTCCGGGTTATCGGTGGGCACGCCATCCTTCGTGACGTAGCCACCGGTATAACCGCAGTTCGGCCCCCGGTAGCCGCCAGTGAGGCACCAGTGGCACAGCGTTGTCGCCTGCCGGCCAACGGACTCGCCACCGACATCGCCCGGGCTGGCCAACTCCCAACTGACCGTCTCGCCGTCCTCGTTGGTCTTCTGGTCGATGTACCAGACCTCGATCGTCTCTTGCGTTGGATCTGCCGTCGGGTTGCCGGCCGGGAAGTTCACGGCATCCAGGTAGGTGCCCAGCGTGTGGCGCATCGTCAGTTTGAACTCGAGCAGGTCGGCGAACGCCAAGCAGAGCGCAGTGATGCGCCCGTTGACGTTGCCAACCGACAGCGTCGGCCGCACTGCTGTGCCGTCGCCATTCGACTCGATGCCGTCAATTTGCATCGGCCAGGCACCGTACTCGTTGCCCTGCCACCAGATAGCCTTGGCGGGCAATTGGTCGGCATTGGCGCCAGCGGCGATCAGCTCGGCCGCCGTGTGCGGAATCGAATGCCCGTGAAAGCGCAGAACGTCTGCGCCGTAGTCGCTGCCGTCCAATTCGAAGAGCAACACTTCACTGCCAGGCTCGAGCACCTGGATATCACTGATCAGCGGCATGATTGCCCCTTATGGTTGGAATGCACGTTCGAACGTGGCCGTGAGTTTGAAAACGCCGCCGCCCACTGGGGTGGGCACGGGATTTTTGCAGGTGAACAGGCCTAGCTGGCCGAGTGGCGTCGTCCACAGAAACGCCTTGGCTCCCGCGTGGCGATCGAAGAAATCCATGATTTCCAGCACCTTTACTTTCAGGCCGGTGAAGGTGATCGGGTAGGAATCCTCTTTGTTGTTGGGGCCGTCGCCGACCTGCTGCTTATAGCCGCCTCCAAACTGCGCGGTACGCACCCTGTAAGAAATCTCAGGTGAGTCACCGCGTTCGGTTGGCCAGGTGAACTTCTCGATGGCCATCAGCCCCTCCCATTTGTCAGGCGCCAGATTGATCCACCCGGTTGGAGTGCTCGGGCAATCGCCGTTTCCGCTTCGGTTTTGGCCGCCTG